TTGCAACATATTCAGATGCTAACAATCCTGTTTATGAAGTATCTAATATTAATAATGTTAATTTAGATATGACAGGACAATATGTTGGTGTACTTAAAAACCCATATTTACCATTTGCAATTAATGTGACAAATGATAGTGGAACAAACTTTACTTTTGAAACTTCATTTAGTCAATCAGATTCACAATACATTGCAAAAGTATTTGGTGGTACTAACTTTGGTAAACCAAGATTATCTACACCATTATTTTTAGAAGAAAGATTCCAGTCTTTATTAAATTATGGATGGAGAAAAGGATTTATAAGAGGATTAAGTTCTCAACTAGTTGCATTAGATTCCGCACAAAGTGCTGATCCACAGTCTATTGGTTGGTATTTAGATAGATATCAATCACCATCTTCACCTTGGGTTGTATCTGAATTAAGAGGTAGTAAAACTTTTAATTTATTTAAGTTTTACACAATTTCTGATGGTAATAGTGCAAACTCTGAAGTTAAAATTTCATTTATTAATATGTCATTTGCTAATAGAACATTTGATGTTTTAGTTAGAGATTATTATGATGTGGACTCAAACCCAGTTGTGATTGAGAAATTCACAAACTGTTCTATGGACCCATCTCAAAATAATTTTATTGCTAAAAAAATTGGGACATTAGATGGTGAATACGAATTAAATTCAAAATATATAATGGTTGAGATGAATGAGGACGCACCAATAGATGCACTACCTTGTGGTTTTGACGGTTATACATTTAGAGAATATGCTGGAGTTAAATCTCCATTCCCAGTTTATAAAACTAAATATGATTTCCCTGGTGAAGTAATTTATAATCCACCATTTGGCTTATCATCTGGAGCTGATGATTCAATTAAAAGTTCTGGTGATAATGTTAGAAGAACATATTTAGGTTTTTCAAATAATATTGGTTTTGATACAAGTTTCTTTGAATATAAAGGAAAAAGAAATCCATTAACAACTTGTGAGTTAGAAGGTGGTGAGTGGGCTTACAAAACAAGAGGATTCCATATGGACCAATTTGCTAGTGGTATTACAATATCAACAGGTTTTGCAACAAGTGGTACTCCTAAATATTATGTTGGTGCTACATCATTCTCTTCAGAACCTACAAATCCTAGTGACCCATATTATAGATTATTCTCAAGAAAATTCACAATGTTAGTTTATGGTGGATTTGATGGTTGGGATATCTATAGAGAATTTAGAACTAATGGTGATAGATTTGTATTAGGTCGTCAAGGATTCCTTAATGGTGCTTGTGTGTCAGACAGATACCCAACAGCAACAGGGTGGGGTGCATTTAAACAAATCTCAATTGGTGATGGTACTGTTGATTATGCAAATACAGATTATTACGCTTACTTATTAGGTATTAAAACTTTTGCTAACCCAGAAGCGGTTAATATTAACGTATTCACATCACCAGGTATTGATTATGTAAATAATAGTGATTTAGTTGAAGCAACGATTGATATGATTGAAAACGAAAGAGCTGATTCACTTTATATTACAACAACACCGGATTACAATATGTTTGTTCCTACAACAACTGAAGGTGATAATTTAATTTACCCACAAGAAGCTGTTGATAACTTGGAAACAACTGGAATTGATTCTAACTATACGGCAACATATTATCCTTGGGTATTAACAAGAGATAGTGTAAACAATACACAAATCTATATTCCAGCAACGGCTGAAGTTACAAGAAACTTGGCACTTACTGATAATATTGCTTTCCCTTGGTTTGCATCAGCAGGTTATACTAGAGGTCTTGTTAATTCAATTAAAGCTCGTAAAAAGTTAACTCAAGAAGATAGAGACGTTCTTTATGTTGGAAGAATTAACCCAATTGCAACATTTGCCGATGTAGGTACCGTAATTTGGGGTAACAAAACACTTCAAGTTAGAGAATCCGCACTTGATAGAATTAATGTTAGAAGATTATTACTACAAGCTAGAAAATTAATTTCAGCTGTATCTGTAAGATTATTATTCGATCAAAATGATGAGCAAGTAAGACAAGACTTCTTGAATGCAGTTAATCCAATTTTAGATGCTATTAGAAGAGATAGAGGTTTATATGACTTTAGAGTTACTGTATCAAGTGATACTGAAGATTTAGATAGAAATCAATTAGTTGGTAAAATCTATATCAAACCTACAAGATCACTTGAATTTATTGATATCACTTTCTACATTACACCGACTGGTGCGTCTTTTGACGATGTATAAATAAAAAGTTGATAATTTTAAAATGGTGATTAGAAATGGTCACCATTTTTTATTTTATGTAATATTTATTAATATGATTTATAGAAAAATTGTTAAAAGAGTACTCAATGAAATAATTGACGAAAAGGAAAATCCTACAATGAAATACTATGCCTTTGATTGGGATGATAATTTAATGTTTATGCCTACTAAAATTTATCTAAAAGATGATAATGGCAATAGTGTTGGGATGTCAACAGAAGATTTTGCAGAATATAGAACTGAAATTGGGAAAGAAGAGTTTGATTATGAAGGACATACTATTGTTGGGTTTGACGAAGAACCGTTTAGAGATTTTAGGGTTACTGGCGATAAAAACTTTTTAAGGGACGCTATGAGAGCACCAATTGGTCCGGCTTGGCCTGATTTTGTTGAGGCAATCAATAAAGGTTCAATATTTGCAATTATTACCGCAAGAGGTCACACACCATCAGTATTAAAAGAAGCTGTATATAGACTTATTAAAAGTAATAAATACGGAATCAATATGTCTGAACTTGTTAACAATTTAAAAAAATATAGGGAGTTAGCAGATGAGGACGATATGTCTGATGACGAATTAGTAAGAACTTATTTAGATATGTGTAAATTTCACCCAGTTTCATATGGTGAAGGCTCTGCTACAAATCCAGAACAAGGAAAAATTGACGCAATGGAAAAATTTGTAAGTTATGTTAAAAGATTATCACACAAACTACAGAAAAAAGCATTTATGAAAAATAAAATAGGAAATTATTTTACACCTTTTATTGGGTTTTCAGATGATGATGTAAGAAATATAGAAACAATGAAAAAACATTTTGAGAAAAAAGATGATAATATTTTAAAAACTTATTTAACGGCAGGAGGTAAAAAAAGATTATATTAATAATATTTAATTCTTATTATATATAATTTGATAAAAAAAAATAAAGTAAATAGAAAAATTTTCCAAAGAGAAATATTTATTGAAATAAAACAATAAAATAAAAATTTAAAAAATAACAATTATGGCTGATTTATTAATGAAAATGCCTATTCCTTACGAACCAAAACGTAACAATAGATGGATTTTAAGATTCCCTTCTTCGTTGGGTATTAACGAATGGTATGTTGAGAGTACATCAAGACCTAAACTAGAAATTAATAATGTCCCAATACCTTTTTTAAATACAGAAGTAAACGTGGCTGGTAAATTTTCTTGGAAATCATTATCAGTTACATTTAGAGACCCAATTGGACCTTCAGCAACACAAGCTGTTATGGAATGGATTAGAACTTGTGCTGAATCTGTAACAGGTCGTATGGGTTATGCCGCCGGGTATAAAAAAAATGTTGACCTTGAAATGTTAGACCCAACTGGTGTTGTTGTTGAGAAATGGATACTAGAAGGCGCTTACTTAACTGGATATGATGGTGGATCATTAAAATATGGATCAGATGAAATTTCAACAATTGCATCAACAATTGTAATGGATCGTTGCATACTAGTCTATTAAAAAAATATTTTACTTTTTATAATTAACGTATACATTTATTTTGTATACGTTTTTTATTGTAATAAAAATTTAAAAAAAAAATATGAATCAAGATTTATCAAACTACGCACAACAAAATTTTAACTTACCACACGACATAGTCCAGTTACCATCTGGTGGTATATTCTATCCATCAAAGAAAAAATCAGTTAAAATAGGTTATTTAACTGCTAGTGATGAAAATATTTTAGCAAATATAGATGGAAAAAAAACAATTAGAGAATCAATTGTTATGCCTTTATTAAGAAATAAATTGTATGAATCGGATTTAAGACCAGATGAATTATTAGAAGGTGATGTTGAAGCAATTTTATTATTTTTAAGAAACACATCTTTTGGTCCTGAATATAACATTTTAAGTACAGACCCAAAAACAGGTGATAGGTTTGAAACAAGTATAATGTTAGATGAATTAAATATTATTAAACCAAAAGTAGAACCAAATAATGAAGGATTATTTGAAACTAAATTACCAATGTCAGGCTCAGTTGTTAAATTAAAATTATTAACACTAAATGATTTAATTGCAATTGACAATATGATGGATTTATACCCAAAAGGATATACACCACCAGTTGTAACAACAAGATTAAATAAAATTGTCGTAGAAATTGATGGAATTACAGATAAAACTGAAATTTCTAGATTTTGTCAAAATATGTTAATTGGTGATTCAAAACATATTAGAAATTTTATGGTTGAAAACGAACCTAAATTAGATCTTAAACGAACAGTAATAGCCCCGTCTGGAGAAAAGGTAGATGTACAAATCGCCTTTGGGGTGGAATTTTTTCGGCCTTTCTTCTAGTTATACATTAACTTTAAACGAAGAATTTTTTTATCTTGCAAAATATTTAAGAATTCAGTATAGTGAATTTTTATCTATACCAACATATGTTAGAAGATTTTTAATTGAAAAACTAATTGATGATTTTAAATCTAATAAAAATTAAAATCAAATATTTATCATAAAAATAAGGTATGTTAAGAATAGATAAAAAAGACATCAAAGATAAAGACGCGCTCAAGTATATTGATGATTTAGAAAAAAAACATGCAACAGAACTTAATAGTGCCTTAAAAAAATCTCAAGAAAAAAGTAGTTTTGATGTAAGTGAAGCTTTTGATAAAACACAAAACTACGCTCAAAAAATAAGTGAGATACCAACTATGTTTGCTGGTGTTGGGAAAGGCTTTGGTGAGTTTTTAGGTAACTTATCCCCAACAGCAATTGAAGGTGATGTTGAATATTTAATTAAACAATCACAAGTATTAGCAAACAATATGGGAGTTGGTGCTGCTAGAAGTGCCGAGTTTAGAACCCTTATTGCCGATACCGTTCCTCTAATGTATAAGTTAGGTATTGACCAAGAAACAGCTTTAAAAGCATTAGAGGATATTCCTAATAATTTAAAAGTAAACACAACTCTTGCAGCCGATAGTGTTGTACAGATAGGTGCTGCAGCAAAATTTTCAGGTAAAGACGCTGGTACTTTAGCTGAAAATTTTAAAGACGCTGGTTTTAATTTAGATGTGATAGGTCAAAATATGGCTGATGTTGCAAATTATGCAAGAAGTGTTGGTGTTAATGTTGAAGCTGTTAGTGGTAAAGTTGTTGACAAATTAAAATATTTGAACACAATGAACTTTGATGGTGGTGTTAAAGGTTTGGCTAAAATGGTTACACAATCAGAAATGCTTGGTGTTAATATGGAAAAAGTTCTTAATCAAGCAGAAAAAATGATGAACCCAGAAAGTGCTATTGAGTTTTCATCCGCCTTACAAAGATTGGGTGTTCAGTCAAGTGAATTACTTGATCCTTTATCTGCAATGGATATGGCGCTTAACGACCCGGCTAAATTACAAGATGAAATGGTAAAAATTTCTCAACAATTTACTAGATTAAAAGCTGATGGTTCAGGTTTTGAAATATTACCAGGAGCAAAACTTCAATTAAAAGAAGTTGCTGAGGCTATGGGTATGAACGCTGATGAACTAGCAAAAATGGCACTTAAAAGTTCTGACTTGGAAATGAAAATGAGTAAAATACGTTTCCCTGGATTTGCGGCATCAGAAGAGGACAAACAGTTAATTGCTAATATGGCTCAAATGAAAGACGGTAGAGCTGTGGTACAAATAACAGATGAAAAGGGACAAACAAAAGAAGTTGATGTTGAAGACTTGACTGCTGAACAATTAAAAGAATTAAAAAAAGAACAAGCAGATCAAAATAAAACAGCTGAAGATATTGCTAGAGATCAATTAAATGTTTTAGAAGAAATTAATAGAAACATAACAGGTACTATAGGTGGAACTAGATTAGCAATTGCAAGTTCTGGACCATTACAAAGAATTACTAGTGCATCATATGCCGGTCAATCAGCTTTTGCTAGTAGTTTAACTGAAAAAGTAACACCAAAAAATGTAAGAGAAGAAACTTATAAGTTAACAAGTGGTATTGAAAATACTGCTATTAGTGCAATAAATGCTGGTAATACTGAAGAATTATTAAAATCTTTTGATTATGTAAAAGATTTACCACAAAAAATATTTGAAAGTGGTCAAAATATTATTAGTGGTGCTGGTAACGCTGTAGCCCAAGGGTACTCTAATGCCAAATATGAAATAGAAAAAATATACAGTCCAGTAACTGGTGCTGAACCTATAAAATCAACAGCAGATAACGATAAAGTTTTAAAAATGTTTGAGGATTTTAAAGCTAATATTGGATCAACTGTTAATACTATAAAACAAACAATATCTGGTGCTATAGATATTAACTTTAAGGCGGACGAAAGTTTCAAAGGTTTAAACACTGATTTACAAAAAGCAATTTCAAACCAAGTGGATAGTAAAATGAAAGAAACATTTAGTGATGAAAAATTCTTATCAAAACTTAATGTTGCATCAGGAGAAGTGGCTTCTGGTGAACCTAGAAAATAAATATTTAGTAAAAAACATAATATTAATATTTATAAAATAAAAAATGTCAGAAAGTACTTTATCATTTTCATCATCATCAAATTTTAGAAACCAGTTAATGGTTAGAAATTTGAAACCGTATAAAGTACCAGGCGTTTTTTCACCACCAAGCGGGGAAATTAACTACGAAACAAATTTAACAGTTTCAAGTGTTATTGATTCACCAGACACATTAATATCATCAAATAATTTTGCTAACAATTTATATCCATTAAATGAATACGGACCAGACGGAGGGTATGACGGTAAATATTCATTACCTGTAGCGCCATATCCTGTTGATTCTAATTCAGGACCATATAGTCCAAACGATACACAACTTGACATTGTCAATGAATTTTTTATTGATGCTGCATACATTCAAAATATTTATGGACCAGAAGGAGGATATAATGATTTAGTTGAAATTACTGATGTTGTTGGTAATCCAAAATTATATCAACCTTATTGGGACCCATCTTCTTTTGTTGCATCATCTTATTCTACATATGATTTAATATTTAGTCAAAATCCAACAGGTTCAAACGGACCTTTATCACAAGACACTTATTTAGCTAGAATTGGTGCTAGTACGTTAAAAAGTTTATTTGAAGAAAGAATTGCTGCTGAAATTATACAAAATACTATTGGTCGTGTAAATTTAGACGCACTACAAGATCCATTTACCGCGACATTAGTTGCAACCGGAAAAGAACCTTTAGTTGAAAAAAACTGGAAAATTACAGAACCAGAAAACCCAATAGGTGCTGCAGTTTCGTTAGGAAATAAATTAAGCGGTACTTATTTTCCAGTATCTTTAATTCCGGGAGATTATTTTAATGGTGTTGAAATACAAGCACCTAAACTTGAAAAAGCATTAGAAGTTATTAATCCATTAACTGGTGGATTATTAGGACCAGTACTTGATGTGTTTAGAAACCCATCAGAAACTTTTGTTGCTAATACTGGTAATGGACAGAGATCAATTTTATTTTCAACATTAGATTATAACAAATATAGACCAAAATATACAAGAGGACCAATACAATCTATAACAACAGGTCTTGATAGAATATTAGATGCTGATAAACCAAATACTGGTGGATATTATGTCGGAAGCCCACAAGCCGAACCTTCAAGAATTGATTCACCAGCAAATCAAGTACCAGTTGGTCCAGGTGGTAAACAACTTACAACAATTGTTTATGGACCACAAGAATTAGGTATTTTATATGAAGGTAACCAAAATAAAATACAAAATGGTTTAGCCGGAAAATCATTAAGAGATGGTGGTGGAATTGCAGGTCAATTTGTTTGGACATCACCTAAATATAAACCAAATGCTGGATTTAAAGTTGGTCCCGGTGGAAAAGTAACTGAACAAGACAAAGAGTATGAAGTTGTTAAAACAGATTATGAAAAATATCAATCAACAGATATTACATTTAAAGAAGGCTCAATATTAGACCAAACACAAAGATTAATTAATTCAGCCGATAATGTTCAAGGAGGTACAAGGTTAAAACACGTCGGTAATGCTATTAATCAAGTATCAAAAGTATTTAATGACGGATATAAAGAAATAACTAAAGGTTCAAAAGTATTATCATATAAGAATAATTCTGATGGTACTGAAGCTGGTATTGAATATTGTAGAATCTTTACAAAAGATACACCTTATTTTACATATGCTGATTTACAAAAAAGTGATGGTATT